ATACAATTTGCTACCGTTAACATCATCCATAAATCCAACGTTAATTACTAATTCATATCCAACGAATAATTGGTTAGAATCTTCGCTGTTTAATTTATTAATTTCGTCAATATGAAATCCTTTATCTAGATTAGCTGTTACGAATAATACTGAATCCATACTCTTTGCCCCTTTTTCAACAACATCTAAGATAATCTTTTCTCCGGTTGATTTAAAACTTGACCATGCTTTATTAACCTCGGCTAATGTTGCTTTTTGATCTCCTTCATAAGAAACTTTTTCTATAGTTTTCTTAAATGCCTGCATTACCTTACCTACTAATCCTTTAGAACTATAGATTCCAGTCATTCTGTATACTTTTTCGTTTATAAATTGTTCAAATAATTGTACGTGTTTCATTTTATTATTTTATTATTTTGTTCCGTAAGTCTTATCACCCTCCCAGATATACTTCGATGCAACAGTTGCTTCGATAAATTCATAAATATTCATTGCCTGTTCTCTATTACCGAAAGTTGCAAGCCATTGTCCTCCTGTGAATTGATACTTAAATTCTTTACAAACTAAGATACCTTTCTGGATTTGTTTTTCTTTAACTTGAACACCTTGTTCCGATAAAGCATACGCAGCATCTGTTAATTTTTGAGTTGAATACTCGTTCTTATTAGAAACTACAGTACCTTGCTTTTTCCATATTTCCTTAGCTTCACTTGACTTATATCTACCAAGCTGTCTTCCGTTAAAAGCCGCTGTACCTAAATCTCCATCAGTTATAGGATATGATTCTGTACCATAGACTCCTTGGTCCCAAGTTGCTTCGTTTATAAATTGTTCAAATAATTGTACGTGTTTCATAATTGTTTATTTATTTATTTTAATATTCAAATGGAGGAGTTCCATAATCCTTTCTCTTAACGGCATACCATACTGCTTTATATGTGAAATACCACCAATTGTCTGATTCTATAATATAAACTTCTCCTTTAGGTGCTACTCTCTTGTAACCTCCTCTTGTAAAGTTCTTTGTTACTGGAACACCATCATCCCATGTTTTATTAGTTGATTGAGCTTCCATTCCAGAACCATCAAAGGTTGCTAAATGAATTTCTGCATTTTTACCTTCAGCTTTTTCATCTGCTGCAAATTGTACAAGACCTGCAGATTTTGTAGCTGCTTCATTAACTATTGATTCATTGTATAAATGAACGTATGTACTTCCTTTACCAGAGTAAACTGATTTGATTTCAAATTCTTTTTGTGCTTTAGTATAATATGCTTTAAAGAATAAATTAGCATCTAGTTCTCCGAAGAAATGATCTGACTTACCAACATAGAATTTTGCATTTGGATAAATTTTTGTAACTTCTTCTTTTGTTTTTGCATCTAAAACTTCTTTGTTAAATTCTTTTACAAATTTAGCTTCAGAAACTAATGATTCATACTTTTCCATATTGATGAAAACATCTGCAATATCTTTATTACCTATTGTATTGTATACTGCATTTGGATGTGAGTTACCGATTGCAGCATTAACAACATCTCCGTTATCTTTTACTACATAGCTTCCACCATCATATTTTTCACCGTCAATTGAAATTTCAAAACCAGCTCCTTTACCTTTAACATATTCTAAGTCATGTACCTTTGCTTTAACCATATCAGCTTGAGAAATTGCAGATGCTATTAAGTTAGCAGCAGCTTCTACTTCTTTTTTACTAAATTTAAATTTTTCAGTAACTAATGATTCTGTAATTTCTTTGCCTTTTTTAATTGAGTATTCCCAAATTAAAACATCTGCAATTTCATTTTGTATTCTCTGAATATCTTTATTTGTAAGATTAAATACTAGTACAGATTCATATCCTTCGTTGTCATCAAATTCAGTAACAATATGTCTGTAATCATCACCAAATAAGTTTTCTAACTCTTCAACCAACATCTTCTTAGGAGCTGGTGTTGCAATTTGATATATCTTAGTAGTCTTTGAAACTGCTTCGTTTACTAATGATTCGTATGCAGTATCTTTAACTTCTTCTGGTTTATTAAACCTTTTAATATTACTTTTACATTTTTTCAATAGAGATATAACATGATCTATTGATTCGCCTTTACCTGAATCATTTCCAGCTTTGAGCCAATCATAATAAGTTGTTAGTGCTTGTGAAGCAGCGTATAATTCATTTTCTATCGTATCCTTAGACATTCTAGAAAATGCTTCGTTAACTTCTGATTCATTATAACTTACAATGTCAGAATATTTAACTTCGTGTTCTTCACCGTCTTGATCTAATGCAAATATAACTTTGTCATTCCACATTGCAGTGTTTTCGTCATTTCCATTATCTGGGTTGTATATGATAAATTCATCACCATTTGCTAATTGAATAATACCATCATCCATTTTCATCGCTTTCATTAACTTCTTTTTGTCAAATTTAGCTTCGTTAACATATGATTCAAATGTTAGTAATTTTTTCATTTTCTTCTTTTTCTTTTTATATTCTTTTTCAGCGTCTCCTGAATTAGCAGGAACATCCCCTGATCCATTTTGCGTTGCTGTTGGTAGGGTAACCTCCCCCATTCCTGTAATAGAACTTGTTGTTATATTTTCTTCTAATTCTTTCATATTACCAAGCGTAATCAAATTTCTTGATTTTAGCGCATTTATCTTTAATTTCTTTGGCGTAGTTTTTAACTTCCTTTTCGTAGTAGCTAGATGAGTATTTATCTGCTTTAGCTTCTTCAGCTTGTTTAGTATAATCAACGTATCTTGAATAATCGTCTAATATACTAGACATATGATTAGATGCGTCTCTCATTTTAACCTCTCTATCCTTAGATGTTCTTCCAATAAGGATATCTCCATATCTTCCTTTTTCACCTTTAGCTAAACCATTTTTGATTTGCGATGATAAATCGTCTATTGCGTCATTAACCATTTTATCTAATGGTAATTTAGAAGCTTTAGTTGCTAATATTTCTTTGTATCTTGATGAGTTTGCATCTTTAAAGTCTTTATCATTCATAAATGCAGTAGCTCCAGATTTTTGATCTACTCTCATTGCTATATCTTCCTTAGAAGATTTTGCAGTATTTACTAAACTAAATGCTACTGCTCTATCTGCTAAATCAGCCGCTCTTTTAATTGAAGCTATTCCTGTTGCATCGTATCCTTTATATGCTTTGTTACCACCAACTGCCATTCTATCATCTCCACCTTTTAAAGTTTTAGTGTTCTTCTTTCTTCTATATCCTGTTGATTCATATTGAACTCCTAAGAAATCTTTTCCTCTTGTTAATGCTAAAACACCAGGAGCAACTTGTCCTGTTCCGAATGGATTTGCTTTGTCATTATCAACTATATAAAATACTACAGTGTCTCTATCGTTAGCATATGCTTTATAAGCTTCTTTAGGTGTCATGTCGATTAAATCTTCGTCTCCGATTTGATCTAATTTCATTTTAGTTAATTGATAAAATGCTTTAGGTAATGCAGCATCTGCTTTATCGCCGTATGTCATTGAATCTGTCATTGTTAATAAGTTTCTTAACTTAGAAGATTTAAATGCTTCGTTAACTACTGATTCTTCAATGTATTCTGCTAAATCAGCATCATCCCATCCGTCTGGAGATGCTAAAACTTTTTCAAGATCTTCTCTTTTTCCTGTTAGTTCAACTTCTGGAAATCCTGAAGGACCGTTTTGATCAATAACTTCGATTGATACTTTGTTCTTTTTTAAGAATTTTAAAAAGGCTTTATCATCAGGTTGTGTTGCATCCATAACAACGGTTGCTTCGTTTACACTAATAAATTCTTGAAAAGATTCCGTTACTAATTTAGTTTTCATAATTTGCGTGTTTTTGTTCTCTTGTAAATCCAGTGCCCATCCATACTCAACGTATTTTATAGCATCTTCAATAAATACTTTATGTTTTTTTGCTAGTTTTTTAACTACATCTAATGTTACTTGACTGTTTGGCAATTTTGAAATTGCTTTATCAAATCCACTAGGAACCCATACTTCCGGATTCTCTTCGGTAGCTTCGTTTACTGTAATTCCTTTAAGAATTCTTTTTCCTAAAGTTGATAATGAAATTCCTTCCTCAGAAACATTAAATAATTTACCATTTCTATTCATCCATCTCTTAGAGTTAGATGAAAGTTCCTTTAAAATTCTATCAAATTCACCAGTTGCTACTTTACCATCCTTGATAGCTTCTAACATTTTATTTCTGATCTTAGCTGTCATTCCAACCGTTTTTGCAGGGTGTGATTCAGTATAAGCTCTTTTTGTTACTAGCTTTTTCTCGTTCAATTTACCTGGTTGATCGCTATGTTGATTTTCCATTTATTATTACTTTTATTTTATATTATTAGATTATATATCTATTATTTATAGTACTAAAATTAATTAGTTAATTTATTCATATATTGTTCGAATGTCATGAATGATCCAGTTGTCTCTTTTGATTCTGGAACTAACTCCATAACGTTCTCTAATTCTGACTTTAAAACACCATACATTTTATGGATTGCCTTAGGTGTCATTTTCTTAAATGTCTTTTCATCACCATCTAATAATGCATTTCTAACTTGAGTTGCTGAAATATTATCATCTGTTCTTGGAATTTCAAAAAGACCAAAATCAGCTCTAGCATTTAATTGATCTCTATAAGAATCATTGTTTACTTGATATCCGTAAGATTTCATTCTATCAGATCCTGTTCCCCATAATACTGGTTCATAATTAGGTCTTAGTTCATTAAACATTTTATCTATCGCTGCTGATGGAAGTACTATAATATCCTTTAGGAATTTATATTGCTTTTGAACATTTTTAAACATTTCAATTTGTAACTCTTCGCTATAAGGTCTTTTAAATTCTTCACCTTTCTTTATCTTTTTTGCTTTAATTAAAAATACAACTACAGGAAATCCATTTTCCTTATGCATTGTTTCTAATACTTTAGCATGACCAAGAGTAAACGGTTGAAATCTACCAACAAATATATTGACTGGCTGTTTTCCTTGTTCTCCGTATGTTACTGTTAATGCCTCATTAACACTCATCTTAGTTTTAATTTTATCGTGAAGTATAAAGTTACTATAATCGTAAATAGAGTTTTCATCAGTGTTTTCTACGAATACAACTTCATTTATTTTATCTACTACATTATTTAATTGAACTATCATGTCATCATTTAAAATGTCAGAGGACTTGTTCTTTTGCTTTCTAAATGTTCCTAGTGTAATTTTGAATAAACTTGATAATACGTCGTTAGATACATGTCTGAGTGTCTTCTCGTTCTTTATAAAGTTAGTGTTTAGGTTAAATGAGTTTCCTTTAGAGAATTCTGCATTTTCAAAATTAACTCCAATATATCTTGAAGCATTTTTACCAATATATTCATTAAATACAACTGACATTAATTCAATATACCTATGATCAGCACTTTCCTCAACTAATTGTATTTTACTAAAGTCATAACTAGTAAAGTATTCTAATATATCTGCAATTGCTATTTGATACATGTGAGAACTTTCGCGACTTTCATTAATTGATTCTCTTATAAAATCTTCTAACTTAAATGATTTTATCTTTTTTCCTTCTGCGAAGTTTAAGATTAAACCGTCAATTTCTTGTTCTAAATCTTCTTGTAATACTGATTTAGTTGAGTTTGGATTAAAAAGTTTGTAAATTTCTTTTGTAAATGAAGTTTCAGTCTCAGTTACTATATCATAATCAAATGACTGTGAGAATTCTTTATCATTCATTTCTAACAATTTTACTAATTGTTCTTTCTGCATTGAATCTAAGACACCATAAAAAATAACATCTTGCTTTTGCACTTCTAATACATTTGACCACTTTTCTAAAATAGATGGATCAATTATTGTTTTCTTAACCTTACCGCCTTCAGTCATTTGCTGAATGTTTGTTAAGATTAAATTACTAGTTGGTGTAGAATCATACGAATATGAAGATACATTAGTTTCTGGTAAATATTCAAATCCAAATCTATAATCAGTAGGTAATTGTTCCTTAGAACTTGGACTTAAACTTTGAATGTGTTTAATACCAACTTCATATAAGGACATTATAGTCCTATCAATAATTGTAAGTGGTTTAGAGTTTGAAGACTTATAGAATTCAAACTTTTCATTAGTTCTTCTAACATAAAATGAAGGAGCTGAAATCTTTTCAACAACCATCACTTTATTATTTAATAATCTCTGGAACTCGTTTGAGTTAGTTCCTTGAAAATGTTCTCTTAGTTTTGTAAGTGCCATATTCTATTTTATTGTTTATCTTCCTCCGTATTTAATGATTCCCATTAATTGATTAATTGCTGCAAATGTTCCAGTAAGTTTAAAAACTTTACCTTTATATACAAATACAACTCCCTCAGTTGGGATTATAGATTCAATACCTCCGATTCTATCTAATCTGTCTAATTCTGCAATTACTTTATTAACTTGTTCTGCACCTCCACCTTTTTTAATCTTGTCAGCTTCAGTTCTAATTTGAGTATGTAATCGTTGCATCTCCTTATCAGGATTAGCAGCAACAAAGTTACTTGCATTTTTAAGAATAACACTACCTAATTCTAAGAAAAGGTCTTCGAATGGTCTAATATTTTCCTTTTGTTTCTTTTTAAAATCTTCTTTATCGAATTTCTTAATAACTGATGCTTTGTCTTTTCCTAGTGTTTTATCTAAAGATCTTAAGTTAAGAGTCTTTTTATCTCCATATGCCCATCTTAATAACAAACCTTCTTTATGGTCTTGTGTTAAATCTGGAAAGTTTGATTCTATTAATTCTCTCCACCACATTTCGTGATATCTAGAAACTTCATCAGCATCTGTTAAATTATAACGATTCTTTAGATCCTCTACCTTTTTTATGAATTTATTCTTATTTGTTTCAAAGTCAATATCTTTACCTAGTTTAATAACTTGAGGTGGAATCACTGTAAATGTTTTTCCAATATTAAGTTTTAAATCTTTTAGTGCTTTTGCAATACTATTAGCATACTTAGTTTCTTCTCCAATAATATTACCTTCACCATCAGTTACTTTAATTCCGTGGAATTGAATAACATCTCTGTCATAATATATAACGTTTGGATTCTTAGAGTAAATAAGCTCCATGTTCATGAAGTTCTTACCATTATCAAATATCTCTAAATCTTTAGGGGATAATTTATTTAATGAACCTGCTAAATCTTCTGCAGCAAATTGAAAAGTGTCTTGAACTAATTTACTTGGATGTCCATCGAATTTGTCTTTAAATTGAGATAGAGACATTGGGTTTTTCATATCCCCTTTGTTTCTAGCAAATTTAACTTCACCATCTTGTACTGTTGCAAATACATTTTGACCATCTGTCTTTTCAGTTGCTTCTTCTTCAAAGTTTAATTCACCCTGTAAACCAGCATGTACTATCTTTTTAAAATCTCCAAATGTTAATGATTGATCATCAAAGGGGTGCTTCATGTGACCTGCTGCTCCTCCTTCTAATATTAATTGAGAGTCTTGTACGTTCGTATTAGATCTCTCTATAAGAAACTGTTCGTATGTTAAAATAGGTTTTTTCATATATGTAAATATAATAAAAAGAAATGACCCGGAAAAATCCAGGTCATACTTTTTTTGTTTTTTTATCCTAATGAAGATGTTAACATTCCAACTGCAGCTCCGTAATCTCCGTCGCTTTTAGATAAGATACCATCAATAACTTCTTTTGCTTTAGCTTCGTCAAAATCTTCTCCGAATGCTTGTTTTAAAACAGTATTTGCGTATTCAGTAAACTCTTCGTCAGATTTAATTTCTGCTTCGTTAACTACTGATTCTTTAACAAATATTGCTTCTTTATCACTATATCCAGGTTCTAATGAAAGTCCGTGTTTTTTCATTAATGATTTATATTTATCAACGTTATTAATAAATTCAATAGCATCGTCACCCATATCACTTGGTTCTGTGTTTAGAAATCCTGAATAATGATCGTGCTTTTTATCAAATTGATAGTCGTTAGCGATATTTGCTAGGAATGTATTAACTCCTGATTTACCTTCAGCAATTACTGATTCGGCAACGATAGTATCATAATGAACATCTTGAACATCACCATTATAATCAGCGTAAACATCGATAGACCATTCTTTACCATCATCATCTTTACCTAACCAGAATTGATCTTGACCCTCATTACCATGATCATCAATTATATCTTCGTAATCAAATTCAACTTTATGTTTTGTACTACCTATTTTAAATTCAACATAGGGCCATTCTTTCTTAGTAACCTTAATTGATTTAGCTTCAACTAATGCCGATTCTTCTAATTCATCTTCTTCAACTTCGTCTTCTTCAGCGTTAACCTCTTCTTCTTCGTCTTCTGGTCTAGCTTCTTCTTCTTTCTTCTTAAGTAATTCTGCTGCAGCCAATGCTACTAATGCAGGATTTTCGTTTACTTTAGCTTCTTCAACTTCTTCAGATGCACATTCACATGTTTGTTCTCCACAAGTTTCACATGATTCGATAACTGGAATTTCTTCTGATTCTTCAACCTTGAAAGTTTCACCTTCAAATTCAAATTCTTTTTCTCCAGCTTCTTTAGCTTTTTTAACTGCATCTCCGAAAGCGTTACCTTCTTCAATTTCTTCTATTTCAGTAACTACAGATTCAAAGGCTGGAACTAATCCAGAACCTCCGTAAATATCTGCCATCATCCAAGTTTTAGAACCTTCGTCCCATAGGTATACATATTCTGCACCACTATCATTACTTGCTGTTTTAAGATAATTGTCTATCTTTTTAACATTTCCTGTTTCTCCAGCAGATTCGTCGTTATAATAGTTTATTGCATCAACATTTTTATCTAATCCTGAGTTGTTTCCTTTAGAAATAACAACATCAACATTTTTACCACCTTTAAATGATTGTTTGATAATTGGTAGAATATTTTCTGGATATGAATCGTAATGCATATATACAGAAGTAATATTTCCTTTTTTATCTATTTTACCAAATTGACCTCTTGTTCCTTCGTTTAAAACCGTTTTAGTTTCTTTTAAAAGAACTGGGTAAGTTTTACCGTCATATTCAAATTCTTCTAAACCTTCATCTTTAGCTTTTCTAGCAGCTGCAACAAATGCTCTTCCTTCAGAAACTCTAGATTCCATAATTTGAACTGATTCAAATTGTGCATTAAATCCATTAAGTAAATTTTCAGCTGTTTTAGTTTCTTTTAAATAGTCTAAGAACATTGCTGTTCCTTCAACGATTGTAATTCCACCCCATTCTCCAGCAGTTGCGATTCTAGATGCAAGTTCTGAAATAGCTTGTCTAATTTTAGGCATTGGTAACTTTAATTCTACACCACCTAATTCTGCAACTTTAATAGTTACTGGTTTAATATTACCTTTGATTGTTTTCAGAATAGCGTAAGCTTCTCTAGAGAAGTTTGCATCTTCCATTGCATCAAAGAATAATTGTTTTAATACTCCTAATTTATGTGATTGATCATTAGCTCCAAATGCAGGATATTCGTTCCATATTTTAACTAATTGATTAAATACTTTCTTAGCTCCTCTTTTACCTGTTACGATAATAGCTTCGTTAAGTTCGTGTTGAACATTTTCTTTAATACCAAATTCTTTAGATAACATAGTTTGTACGTCTCCAACGTTTGCACCAGAGATTTCCATACCTTCCGTATCTATTGCAGCAAAATCTTCAGGTTGAGCATATACGAATTGAAACAATAAATCTTCAACATCATTAATGTTTTTCTTGTTCTTCTTATAAACATCTTTTAATTCTTTCATAGTAACTGAAAGACCTAAAGCACCGTGCTCTTCAGAATCAATATCTAATTGAAATAATTCTTTAGCTTCATTTATTACTGATTCATTAGTCATTGAAACTAATTCTTGTGCAATTTTCTTTGCTTTAGAACCTTTATGTCCATATGCTCCTACAGTATCTAATGCATCTTCCATCGACATACCACGTAATTCATCCATATCTCTTTCACCTAAAAGATCACTTAAGATTGCTTCAGCCTCATCTGCTTCCTTACCTTCAGTAACTTCTTCAGAATCTTCATCTTTAATTTCATCAGATACTTCAACTTCAACTTCTTCTTCAGAAACGTTTCCAAATGCTTTAGTTATAAATTCTCTTTTAGTATCTTCTGCTAAATCTTCGAATGAAGTAATTTCCATTTCATCAAGCAATGTTGATATTTTTGTAGCTAATTCAGAACGCTTTGTAGCATTCTCTTCAGCCAATTGTGTAGCAACTTGAGTTGCTTTGATTTCCGAAAAAGTCTTAAAGGACGTTATTCTATTAATTTCTGCCATTTTAATGTATTTTTTTATTTAATTTATCTTTATACTTCTATATATCTCCTTCAAATCTGACTATTTTAATATTATAATCAAATTTTTCTTGTCTATATATAGCTTGTCGGGCCTTACCGTGTTTATAAAGGTAATTATCCCATTCACTTGTTCTTATATTATCTACAAAATCTACTATTAATACCTTATCTTTTGAGGAATGTTGTCTTAATCCACGACCAATTGACTGTCTTATAATTACTTCCGATTTGAAAGATTCCGTAAAGAAGATATTGTGTATTTTTTTAATTGAGATACCTGTTGAAAAGGTACCAAACGATGCGACAATAACAACTTCTTCTCCTGCTTCCATTTTCTTTTTGTATTCTTCCCTAATATCTTTGTCAGTTCCACCATCAACATAAAATACACGCTTATTACTTTCTTGTCTAAGCTTTTCATATATTTTTTTACCGTGTTCAATCCTGTGAAAAAGGACAAGACTATTCCTGGGTATTCTGGAAATAACGCTTGTAATAAAATTGAGACGACCTTCGTTGTTAATAACGAAATTCTGTTCCAATGAAAATACATCTTTGCTATCATATTTATTTTGTGCAAGCTCTTGAAATGCTTGTCTTTGTTTATCTGTTGCATAGTTCATTTCAATAACTTTAACTAAACACTGTGCAATATGTCCTTGTTCTTGCAAGAAACTTGCTTTTACTTCGCTAATTACTGGGCCTGTTTGGCTCATTAATGTTAGTTTATCTAAAGTACCATCCTTGGGTATTGTACCTGATAGTCCATATTTATATTGAGCATTTGTACATTTTTGTAGGATTGTTTTAATTGAAGCACTTTTTGCTTTGTGAGTTTCATCAACTATAACTGCATCAAATTGTTCAAAATATTCCTTGTCTTTTTTAACAAGAGATTGATATGTACCAATAATAACATTCTTATTACTCTTGATCTTTTTACCTGCAAATATTTGTTGTATTTTTAAATCAACCTTATTCATATAATTATAGTCATGAAAATCCTCATGTGCTTGTAATACTAAAGAAACATTAGGTACTATAAATAGTATCTTCTCAGCCTTTTTCTTTTCAAGCATATATGCTACGGTTAAAAAACTAATAAGCGTCTTTCCTGCTGATGTTGCAAGCTCCGCTAGACACTTTCTAAATTTAAGTATATTATATGCAGTTTCTATCTGATAGTCCCTTGGCGTTATCTCTGCGCCATCGAAGAACTTAAGAGCCCACTCCTCAAAGGCTTCTGCGTTAATATCTGGATCAATTAAACGTTTAATTCCGTTTATTTGTACCTCTATTTTATAATCTTTACAAATCTGAATTACATATCTCCACAATCCAGCTGGAATCCATTTGTCATCTTTAATATAAGAGACATATCCATCCCATACTCCTCGCTTTACTAACGGATTAAATCTCCAACTGTCGATACGTTTCGTCAGGGAGATTGTAATCTGTTCTAATTCAAGTTCAGTAGCATCATCAATTCGTAAAAATTGATTATCGTCTGTTAATGTTAGTATCAATTATCATTGAACTATTTTTTATATTCTTGACATATCAAGGCGATTCTTTATTGCAAAGCCCATATTATCAAGAGTCTTCACAGAAGCTTCAATAAAGCTTTTCTGTGTTTCTAGTAAATCATACAGTTGTTTATCATCTGCAAGATCTGCTTCTAGAAATCTTTCTCTTTGTTTGTCGGTTAGTTTATAATCATACTGATAATATTCTATCCACTTTTGTTTGTATTTTTGATCAACTGTTCCTTTTTGTGCTCTCATCTTATTAGACATTGAGGCAAGTTGCTCAACTAATATTTGCCTATAACTTAATGTATACGCACTAACTTCCTCAAGTTCAATACCCTTCTTTAAATTAACGGTAAGTTCTTTTATTTTATCGGTCCAGTCTATTCTCTGTTTACCGAGATACTCATCTAATTTAAGGATCTTTTCTTTTAAGTCTGCCATGCGTTGTTTAATTAAAAAAGTTGATTGTTATTCTTATTCTTAGTTTGTTTAATATAAATGCTAGTTCCCATCTTCTTTTTAAATTTAGGTTCTGACATTATTATATTCTTTTCATCATAATTTAAAATAGAATTTCTGTTAAAGCTTAATAGTAGCTTTATATTCTTTCTACTCCTTCGATCGTTTTCAAAGTCTTCAAACTCCTGATCTATCATTGTATTAATATCTATATTTTTCATAAGAAATAAGCATCTAGTTTTGAATTACTAAAATATTTAGGTAGATGTTTTATACATCCATCTTTTAAATAATATGCAACCCTAACCAAATCATTTAAGTCACCTATTTCCTTAGGATATTTATCCCTATTATTTTTGTCAACCTTTTCAAGATACTTTTCCCATTTAGTATCTAACTTAGTTTCGCTAAAGAATTTACCCCACATAAAGATCTCTTTATTTCTACGTAGTTTTTGCATCATCTTTTCTTTACCAGTTTTATCGTTATCAAACATATAACGTATTGTTGGTATCTCATCAAATTCCTCTGTTGATCTACCGGCTGTTGCAAGTCCTATACTATTTTGCATAAACATCGCATCAATAGGTCCTTCAAACATTGTAACTGTTCTTTGAAAATCAACTTGTAATATTCCAAACAGTGTAGATATTTTCTTTAAACTAATTAGCTCATCTTCAACTACATTTAACTCTTTACCTTGATCTTGATATATTCTTTCAATATCATATGTTAGGTATCTTGCACTTTTATATTTAGATAGAGCTCTGGTTTGAAATCCAATTACTTTATTATTTGGAGCCATATTTAATACAACCATTCTCTTGTCTTTAGGAGAATACATAAAATTATCTAACTTATGAGATAACATACGTCCTCTTAAATAAAAATAACCTGGACTTCCTGGTTCTATTTCAACATAACCGAATGCTTTAGTAAGTTCTTGCTTGGTCGGTGCTAAATCATATATTCTTTTAAATACATCGTGTTCTAAAACTTCAACAGAATTAGATTGAACTCTATGATCTTGTATAAAATCAATAACTGCAATAGAATCTTCACGATCTTTAAAACCGATATGATGATCTTTTAATAATGAATAAACATCACCATGTTCAGAACAGTTAAAACAATGAAATTGCAAACTATCCCAATAGATATTCCCTCTCTTTTTATGAGTATCTGTTGTTGAGTCTCCACAATAAGGACATGCTAACGTTAATCTACCTGGCATTTCCTTAAGCATTTGCTTATTATGATCTCGATGCTGTGTTGTTGCAACTTGCTTTACAAGACTTCTAATTTTTGATTTTAATGCTTCATCTATCTTAGTTGATACGGCCATTCATTATATTTTTAATATGATTATACTTATTTAAAACAAAGAAAGGGCCCTGAGCAGGTTATATGCATAAGGGCCCTTTGTATTTTAATGTATTAATTCTGTCTTAAATATCTAAGTCATTTAGAAAAGAATCTAGATCATCACTGCTATCAACACTTGATGTAGGAGTTGATACACTTTCAGCTACTGCTTCAGCAACAGGTGCAGCTGTCTTTTTAGGAACTGCTTTAACTGCTGGTTTCGAAACCACTGAGTCTAATGAATCTCCTGGGTTTAAGTATTGTCTAAGAATTCCATTTACGAAATCTCTTGCATCACCATCCCATACTTTATATTGATAAGGCTCTAAAGATGGAGCATTGTCTAACTCTTCTTTAATCACTGCCATACCTTCCTTAGTTCTTTCAGCTGGAGTACCACTTAAATCGATAGCACTATTAGATGATGAGAATTTAGAAGTATCATAGTTGTTATATTCTCCTTGACGAGTAATTACTAATTCAAAATTCTTTCCTGCAAATAGGTCAAATACTTGAGTTGGTTCACCAAAGTTTGGCTTTAATTCTGCATCAATTTTCTCTTTGATCTTATATCCAAACTTGTAGATAAGGTATGTACCTTCTAATTCTGGATTTTGTGGATCTTTAATTACTTTAATAAGTGAGTAATATTGCTCACGTCTTTTTAGTTTTTCACTCATCTTACGATCAACTGCTGAGTCACTGTTACGTAACTTGAAAAATACTTCCGCAATTGGACATGATTCTCCAACAGAACTAGGTGAGTCAACTAATCGACCGTTACCTGATGCGTCTGTTAACCAGTGTACGTACTTTTTTACTAATGAGTTTCTTGGGTTTTCTGGATTAGGAACAAAACGTACTAGCGCTTTATAGGTTCCATCTTTTCCTTGATCTGCACTTGGCTTGTATAATACATCCGTTCTTGTGCTTTTTGCTTCGTGGGTTTCAACATCGCTTACGCTTAAGTTGAAAATGTCAAATTCTGCCATTTCTTTAAATCTTTTAATTCGTTAATTTTCGTTAAATTGGTTATCTGTTAAACTTTGAGTTCTTTAAGGGCCCTTTAAATAAACTTACAAGAGTTATATAGAGAAACTTTAAAAGGTTTCAATTATAACTAATATATTTATTCTTTTTATTTTGGGAAGGTATAGACTGATCCTATATTGTCAACCCATTTATCAGAGTTTGTAATTTTGGATAAACCTGCTTTATTTAATATATTAACCATCTCTGATTCTTCCATTAAGTTCTTATCAGTCATTATTTGTAGTGTTGTTTTAAGCTCCATGAGCCTAGAAGTAGGTATTGCTTGCATGCTTTCTTTTTTATTTATTAAATTATTTTACTATTCTTGAAACTTTATTCCCAATACGTAGTATAATTAAAGTATTTAAAGCTCCGGGTTAAATAGCGTTCTAGCTAGGTGGTTTAAGAAGTAAGCATCAACCAAATCATCCAACGGCTTAGGGACTCTCGTAACTTCCCCAATATTATCTTTACAGTATTTATGGAGTTCTGAGTTTTCCAAAGAAGGATCATCAAGAACGTTCTCTAAGAATTTAAGCCAAAGTTGGTCTTTCTTCATATTACCCTTACCCGCATGTTTCTTGATTGTAGATGGTGCAACTGTTAAGATATCTAAGACTTCAAGTCTCGACATTAGTTCCATCTTTAAGATAGCAGCTCCAGCCGCCATGTCTATTATATTATTAGTACCCGCAGAAGATCCATAAGAAGATCCTTCAAACGCTATAACATATTGTTCTTTAGAATTGGTTACTCCAATAATAAAATTAATAATGTCATCAGCAGTCTTCATGTGTCGTTGAACTTTGATCATCTCACTCTTTGAGTAAGCTTCATTGTTAGTCCAATCAGGCTGATACGACATTTGAACACCATCAAGCATATTAAGCTCTTCCTGCATTCTTTGTTCTTTTTTAGTTCCAGTCTTTGGTTTTAAATAACCAATAAAATTATACTTGTTGTCCTCTGTGTAAATACAGATTCCTGGTGAATTTAAAGAAAAGTCAATTGTTACGTATATCATTTATAAAGCTTTACCGATCGCAGCACCTAAAGCGGCACCAACTAATCGTGAAGTTAACATGTTATAAAATACTCCTTTTTCAATACCTAATACTTTAGCAATTGTTTTACCGATTGTTTTACCTAAAGCAAAACCAGTTAAACCACCAAATATAGATCCGAATAAACCTTCATTAGTTATCTCTCCATCAAATCTATCCATATCGAAAGTTCCATCTTCATTCCTGTATTCAGAAACAAATTCTTCTAAAGCAGCATCTACCTTTTCTTCTAGTTCAACAGTCCATTCAGTCTGTAGTGACTCTTGTAATATTGTAAGTTCTTGGTCAGTTGCGTTTGCTTCTGACATGTAGTCTAAAAATGTTTTCATATAATTATATATCTTTAATCTATTTCTAACTTTAAGTTAAATTTATTATAATAGAAGTTAAGTGTGAATGTACTAAATTCTGCAATGTTTGAACTCATATTTAATTCAAGTTCAGTTATTGAATTCATAATTGGTTTCTCAAATACAGCACTCATAATGTGAATTCCTTCAGCATCTAATATCTGTAATTTTAAATCATCTAAAAAAGGTTTTCTAATATCCTTTGAGTAATAATATAATAGAGTGTCTTGCATTATCCAATAGTTAATAAAACCATCTAGCAATTGCATTTCTATTGTGAATTGTCTTTCAATAGTATTTTGAATTGGCACAGAACCTCTGTGATATGTTATAGTTCCATCATTTGGCGCTTGTTCAATAGGATCAAACGATAATCCTGGAAGTGCAACACCCTGTATAGAATAATTAATAAAATCTATTGGCTCAGTCATTAAATTACCGGGCATTCTATTTAAATACTTTCTATATTTGTCAGCAACTTCCTTAGGAACGAATGTCCTAGGAAACTTAAAGTTAAATAAATTATTTCTACTATTTAATATCATTATACGATTTTTACTTTTCCATAATACAACATAGATTCCGTTGCTCCATTCTTTAAATTAATATAGAATTTATCTGGTGTTAAATTAGTATCGGCTTGATCAAATCTAGATGCGATAGCTTTAGTTACTTTAAATAATACTTCTCCATTTCCTAAATCAATATCTGGGAAAGTAGGATCGTGATATATTTGTTGTTCAGTTGCTCCACTTTTAATAATTAAAATAATATCTTCAGCACTAACTAAACTTATAGCTTCTAAACTATCTCCTTTAGGTTTTGCAATACTAAATTTAATAAAGTTATCTGATACTTTAGAAAGTGTAATTTCCGTTTCTCCCTCAACTTTATAATCTATTTCGTTTGTTGCTGAAATAGAAGTTGCGTCTAAAGTCAAATTAGTTGAACCCGCTAAGATGCCATAAGTATCTAATGCTACCGAAACGTATTTTGTTTCTCCAGTTACTGATTTAGATGAATTTATAAATTGATTAAGTTCTCTATTTACCTCAGTGTTTGACAGTTTATTGTATATTAAGGTTGGTCCATAATTACCATTTAAGTTAATCTTAGACATTCTCTTTCCGTATTTCTTTGGTTTATTATAAACTAAAGAAGCATACTTTACTATTTGTGTGTTATCTGTTTCATTATAGATTCTCATTGCAACTGTTAGCAAAAAGTTACTTGATACTCCGGAGTTTAAAATTACCGGTCTATATATTAATGGATTATCAAAGTTTGCAACTTGTACAAAACTTGTTGAATAAGTACTAAGATAATTTAAACCTAATTGTTCGCTTACTTCAACATCATAGAATACACTAATATCATCTCCAGATTCTTGAATCATTCCGTTAATATAGTTTTCAAATCCTGAAGTCGATCCATCCTTTGTTCCGAAGAACTCAAAGAAATCACCACTTGTTGATTCTCTTAAGTTGATTGCAATATCTACAAACTCATCTTCTTGCGATAGTGTTAAAGATTTTTGATCTGCTATTTCTATATAATCATAACCATCAACAGTCTTTACTGTTTCAATTAATCCTAATTCAATTTCGTAGTTACTTGATGTTATTAAATTATCTTGGCCAGTTCCAAAGAATGTTGTTGCAAATTCTTCATTTTTTGCAGGGTCATTCATATGAACTAAAGATGGTACTTTAATTTCAATATATTTTGAGAAAGAACTATCTGCTAGTGTAAATGGTTGAGGGTTTTGAACCTCATAGCTTGAAGAGTTTAAATATACTAAAGACGTAAAATATCCGTATTCGCCAGATTGTCTTTTTGCTTTTACTTTAAAATTAAAACCTTCATATCCTCTTCCACTAAATGAATATCCTGTTCTTAAGTGTAATCTAATAGTGTCATACCATACTGCTTGTACTTCTCCAACTGGAACTACAGATAGCGAAGAACTATTTGTTCCTAACCATTCAGCAGAATCTAAATAACTTAAATCATTTCCTAATAGGGCAAATGTCCCTTCGTTACTTGTTGGTACTGCATAATATCTACCACCCTCACCTGGCGCAGTTTTAATACTATTTCCTGTTTCTTGTAATGGCTTTGCGTATAATGAATTTGCTCTAGCTCCAACTGATATGTTACCTCCAATAAATTCAGTAACACTTAAGTCTTTATAACTATATGTATATTTTCCATCAGTGTTTGGTGAATATGTTACTATTCCACCATTATGTGATTGTGCAACTCCATTAATATAAAATCCATTTAAATTATCGATGGATGAATCATTAAGATCGAATTTATAAGTTAATCCGTTTTTTAATATTAAATCTCTAGCTGCAAAATTGTTAATATACACATACCCATTTGCTACATTAACTGTAAAGTTGACAACGTCAGATCCTAGTTCATGAATTAACATTCTAGTTTTACTGTTGTTACCCGTTACTGTATTTAGATATTTTAATTGACTACCATTATCATCATTCTCAATCTTCACAGAGTCTACATTACTCTGATCGTGATAGATAAATTCTAATAGTACATCTTCGTCAAGTCTTGCAAATTTTGATGATAAAGCCATTTTTTTATTTATATTTTAAAATTTTAACCAGCTTGGTGAATAATAAACCCCAATCCCAATTGAAGGACCGGTACTTATTACTTGATTATTGTTTAAGTTCATTCCGTACCCGAAACCAACCCCAATAGACCAACCTGATTTTTTCTTTTGTTTTAGATTTAATTTATCATTAACAATATTAATATTTTCAATCGAAGTAAAATCTAAACCAGGATAAGGAGTTGTAATTCTTAAAATGTTTCTTCCTTCTTCCTTAACGATTGCTGTTGTTAAACTAATGCCTTGATTAAAATCAAATCTAGAAGATTTAACGTTGAACATTGAATCTAATTTTACTAGTTTCAATTCTCCACTAAACTTTCTATAATTATATTTATCCCAATTTTTATTGTCACTAAACTTAAATGTAACAGTATCTTTATCTTGTGAAACTATAACATTTGAATTTAAGATAGAATCTTTAATAGTTAAATCAGTTGAGATTAATGTGTTTATGTTTTCTAGTTTGGTTTTTTCTTTAAGAACCTTATCGTATCTATTTAACAATTTAGATTTATCTGACTTTAATACTTCAACATCATATTCAAATGTTCCTATTTTAGAAACTAATTCGCCATTCTTATTTAACTCAATCTTAATAGAATCTTGAGCAGTCTTATAGTTATTAAAGTTTCGGTCTGCGACCTTTTCAGTATTTTCTAAGTCTTGCTTTAGATTTGAAATTTGATTACATTGTTTCAAAACTAAGAAAACGACAATAGCGATTCCTATGAATCGCAGTAATGTCTTATTATTTAATATAGTTTTTATCATGCTTTAGTTTTATAAATGATTGTTTATATTGGATTGATACTAATTCCAGTGTTTAATGAACTAAAATTGTCTCCCATTTCTGTACGAGAGACTCCTGCTCCAATTGGTGATCCGGTTGTAGGATCACCAGCGCAATTTTCGAACGAGTACCCGGAAAAAATCTGACTCATCGTAGTGTTCTGCACAAGGTATGCGTCACATGTTGCTGTGGAAATTGCAACGGTACTAGCACCACCTATACTTATATAAGTATCTTGGGTAGTTCCTGCAGAAATAGCACTTGCATCTGCAAAATCAATATCTTCTAGAGTAATTGAAAGGGATGTTGGTTTATTTGTATCGCCTCCAACGCTGCCGCTATATGTATAACTACTTACAGAAACATCCCAATTTCCTGAGGTACCTCTCTGCGTACTGGATCCTCTGTAAACATACGATGTTACTGGCGCCATTGCATTATTAAAGTATCTTCCAGTATCTGCAGTTAACGTAAAAGTACCAACAGTCGCTGTATCTCCAGGAGTAGCTGTCACTGTTCTGCTAATATTACCAGCTGTCCAGTACATTTGCTGATTTAGGTTATATGTATTAGCTATAGTTGTTATAGGTATTGCAGCAGTTCTCTGTGTACCGCTATAGTTAAAGTTTGCTGGTCCACTATAAGGGAATGAACTATAAGTAACTGTAAATGTCCACTCGTCAGTATACGTATCATTATCTGAATCAGCTAGAGTAGAATTAGTAATATTATATCCTTCTGTACCTCCAGCTAGCTGGATTGTAGGGGCAGTAGTCCAATAATATCCAGCAGGTGTCGCTATTGAAACATTAAAACTACCATCTGTACCATTAGTGTCAACATGGTTCTTTGTTTTCATAGGAATGAAACCGTTTGTATCTGTGAATGTAAAAACAATCGTTTCCAATATTGGTATTACAACTATAGAACCACTTGAATCATATGGAAAATCAACAGTAACATCCGCGTTAGGGTGGGATGTATATGAAACCTGTATATTTAAATTTTCAGGAGAGCCTGTAGTACCTGACGTTGTTACGCTATCAATAGTGTAAATAATACTAGCTGGAGTTATTGTCGGTAAATTATTATTATCCCAGTATTGACCAGCTGGTGCAGGAATACTTACATTAAAAGTACCTGAATTACCTGATTGGGCTGAGACTACTTCAGAAATTGTAGCTGCAACTAATGCATCATTAGATCCATCAATAAATCTATAAGTCGCTACTGTTGTTGGTGCTTGATCAATACCTTTGTCTTGCCAGTATAAATCTTCAGTTCCTAAATAAACGATTTGTGGCAATTTTTTAATTGTAAACGTAGTACCACCCTGGCTGTTTCCGATAGGACTTGAAGTAGTAGACACGCTTCCTGTTATATTATAGTTAGGTGAAGTATAGTTGGCATCCATAGTAACGCTAGAACCTCCTATTATTGTTAAACTGTAATCGCTTTGGGTTGCAGCTCCTTGACTATTTGTGTTAAGTGAATCAGGATTATCTTCTATGGTATACGAGAAACTATTTAAATCCTCAGTTTGGTAATCTATACCAGCGCCGTCTGTCCATTCTTTACCATTACATAAATACCAGCCTGCGAAATTATTTATACCTGCTCCTACTTTAAATTTTGCAGATGTTGCATCTCCTCCTGAAGCTACGTTTGTTTGATTTAATATAAAGTTTGTAGAAAAGAAAGAAGGGTCTACCGACACTATAGTTCCAAGAGGTACTACTCCTCCAATTTCTTCAATTGTCTTAAAGTCTACAGTTCCTGACGCATCAGCCGATACTGCAATCTTTCCAGCGGCAGCCACCGTAGCTGTTCCACTTATTTTTAAAGTACCATTAATAGTAACTGGGGAATTAAAATCTGCATCCACATTTACTTGTAATTTAGTACCGTCAAGTGAAATAAGAGGTACTACTGCATTAGGATCTTCAGATATCCACTGAAATTCCGTAGCATATTGTTTTAAAACAGCAGAGCTTCCATTAGTTGGTAATCTAAAACCAGTTATCATAGTAGCTAAATTGGCTGAAGATGATAATCTGTAATAGAAAGCATTGTCACTTCCTTCGGTTCTTAATTCTAAGTTATTCTGTGAATTTGTTCCCCTGTTAAGTAGTAAAGAAACATTTTCTTCTACGCCATTTTGATAAAAGTCTGATTCGGATTTATAACCTATTGCAACTGTAGGTGCATTTGGCCCATGAGTAGCTGTATCGTGTGTTGGTAATAAAGTTTTTGTGGAATTTGGAGAGATTCCGTTTTGTTTCCAAATACCTTGTCCACTAGTTCCTTGAACACCAACAGCTCCTTGATCTCCAAGAGAACCTTGATTACCCTGGTACCCTGTTACTCCTTGATATCCAGTGTTTCCAGGGTTTCCCGGAGGACCTTGAGGACCTCCCCCATTGGCAACCAACTGATCAAAGTTGTAATTAACCTTGTCTAGTTTTATGTTGTTCGTATCAGATAGCGATATTTGTTTTAAATTAATTGCCATTTTTAACTTTATGTTTATTTATATTCTATATATTTCTTTTTTATTGTCACTATACTTAAATGCAACATATATACTCTAGTTATTATTTTATGTGTTATGTACTACATAATTATTAACTATATACGTATTATCTCCATCTAAATTAAAATTATAAAGTTGAGTAAGTGGATCTGCTACTTTTAAATCTAAAGAATTAATAACTGTAAATGTACCGTCATACATGACCATTTCATCACCAATACTAAGCAATATATCTTCACGCCCTTCGAATAATTCTTCCCATATTTCTATTTCGTTTTTCTGTATATACTCTGGTTTTAAACTCTTCCAACCTTTTTTAGTTAACATAGGATGTTCTTCACTAACAAAATAATCATTATTTTTATTAATGTCGTAAAGTTTTCTATTACTTAATAAAGGCCTATCATACTCTAGTACTGTGTTTAATACGTTATCTCTTCCTAATACCTTATCTCCAATTTGCACGTCTTCTATATTGATATCTACAAAGCCATTTTCAGTATAAACTTTAACTTTACTACCTGATACAAAACAACTAGGCTCGAACTCGTTTATATAATAACTACATGATCCATGTGTATTTGCATATGTTTGTTTATTATTAGCTACATTATTTATTGCTAGTTGGTCAGCTGCTGCTTGGCTAATAGTAGATGTATGTGTACCTGCACTTACTGTATAATTTACCAAACTACCAATATACCCAGATGAACAGTTATTTCTAAACGCCGTTCCACTCTGTACTGTATTTGAATATGTTGGCACAGGGTCTGGTAAGCAACTGCCTGGACTAGATAGAATAGAACTTGTTTGAACAATACCGGCAAACGAATTATTTGTAGTTGATCCTGTAGCTGTCTCAACTACAGATTTATATGTTGTTGAATTTGAATTAGGTATTGTTTGATCTGCTATTGGTATTAATCCAAACCTACCCAGTGGATTTCCTGATGAAGTAGTAGCCCATCCTTGATTAACTAAAAGTTGTTCAGAATTATTGTATAACCAAGCCACTAGAGGCAAAGAGCTGGTGTTATACGATTGTACAGTGTTGTTTGCATAATATATTTCATTGTAAATAAAATTTACTAGTGTTTTACACGCTAGCCCTCCAACAATGGTTGTAGTTTCTAACAGACCGCCATAATGAATATAGTTTTCAGCAGTTCTGTATGTTACTGAGGTTCCATTCCAAAATACCCTATACCATACAGTACCTGTTTGTGAAGTCTCTCGATACCATCCAGCTGTTCCATTATTTCCATTTGTATCTTTAATAGTAGTTGCATCACTTAATGAAGTCGTGTTTAATAAATACGGTTGGCCATCCTGTGGCGTTGAATTCCAGTTTAAATTCAAACAACTTGCTTGATAATCTAGATTAGTTGAAACCGGACAATCCTCTATTTGGTTAGTTGCTCCCCATGACGTCCCATACAATTCTCTAGCAAATTCATCATCAGCATACCATTTATTTATAGGAGCCGTACTTCCGTTAAGGTATAAAGTACCGGTCGGTAAATAAGATGCTCCCCAATCTGTTATCTGATCTCCTGTCCATTGATATGTTTGTGAAGGTGCCGAACATGCTGCTTCATAATTATCTCTAGGTTCTGATAATACAATATCATATACAGTAACCGCTGCGCCTTCTGCTGTTTTCCAATCTAGTGATGGTTCTCCTAAATTAACTAAATGTACCATGGAATTAACTTTTCCAGATCCAGTAGCGAGTGTAACGCTTGTACCTGCGTCTTCTAGTAAACTTCCACTTGTATTATATGAGTTATTACCAGTGTTATACGTTGCGTCAAAGTTCACAGCAGCACCCCCTATCACTATAAGAGGAGAGGTACCTGATGGTACAGACTCTTGGTCAGCACCGTTAGACTCTATTGTAAAGGTAAACTTGTTTAAGTTAGAAACTTCAAAAGAAATAATACCATCTTTTTCCCATGTTTGTCCATTACATAAATACCAACCTTCAAATTGTGTATTTAATCTACCTCTACCATATACGTTTAGTAATAAGCCAGAATCAGCATCAACTTGTAATGTGTCAATTAAATGAAAATTAGTATTATTAAATTCTAATTCACTAACAGAAATTATAGAACCTATTGGAAGTGCTCCAAATACTTCGTACTTACTTTTCCAAATAACACTACCAACATCATCAGTTGCTACTATAACTTGGTTAGCCGCTGGGTTTAATCCATATTTTAAAGTGTGCATATCTACTTCAAGCGGATTCACCGAATCAGGTAAATCAAATACGGTTGGTTTATCTACCTTAAATAAACTAGTACTAAATTCAATTGCACTTAGTATAGGTGTGTTTTGATTTTCTTGATTTCCTATATGTAATGAATGTATTGTATCTTTTAAACTAGTCACTGTATGTAACCATCGGCTACCGACTTCAGTAGCTTCAAGTGCTCTACCAATATTTAAAACGTCATTATTAAAATTGTGATCACCGAACACTAAATCTGAATCCGAGTCTAATCCAAAATTAGAACGATCATCATTTCCATAAAAAACAGCAACAGTAGATCCTGCATCGTCATATGGTAATCTATTGTTGTAATTACCTAAAGAACTTGGATTGCTAGGTTCTGTTGTGGTACTTGCGTAATTTTTACCAATCATAATACCAACTGGTGCAAATTCAGGGCTCGGCATTCTATTAGGTAGTAGCGTTATGTTGTTCGCATCATTGCTGGAATTAATTACCCATGTCGCAAGGCCCGGTAGTCCCGCAGTTCCTTCTATCCCAGTAGATCCCTGGTCCCCATTTAATCCCTGGACTCCTCTGTTCCCTGTTACGCCATCAGTTCCCTCTAATCCAATAGGACCAGGTACCCCTCCATTTACTAGTTGGCTAAAGTTAAAATTAAGTTTGTCTATTTTATCCTTTGCCCACCAATTGATGCTGTTAGGATCTAGATCACTCTTAAATATTTCTTTAATATTGATTGACATATCAGTTATGCTTGTATTTTAATGTGTAGTTTTAAATGATATTTAAAACCTGGTTTTTTATTATATATTAATCTAAAACTAAGCCCGTCATTCTGATATCCTTGAATGTCAAAATTTGTTTGTTTAATAAACCTGCCGTCTGTTAATTCATTTGGCGAATCTACTGATTTAAAATCGGTTGTAATGTTCTTACCTGCGATTCCATATATTTCAGTATTTTCTATAATAAACCTCGAAACAATGTTAGAATAAACATACTGTTCTAAATCATCTAAGACAGTTGACTTGTCTCCAAATGAATTTTCAGGAGTCAAATACTTACTAAACTTAGATTGAATGCCATCTTCTAATAATTCGTTGTATATTGTTTTAGGTAAATAAAAGTCTGCAATAATTTCAGAATCGTTTTCTATCCAATGTATTGCTGTTTTATTTAGCTTATTAAATCTAATATAGTCTAAAGAATCAAGAGATACTTCTGTTGTTTGTGAAAAACTAGTTAAATCATATTGATCTTTAACCTTCATAACAGTAGATGCCATGAATGATTTTAATTCTACTGGACTTAAAGTACCATATACTAGCACGTTGTCGGTTCCTGGTAATGCTTTTGTAAAATAATCACTAGCATATTTAGATTTAAATACATTAAAGTCTTTTTTGTCTATTGCAATTTCGCCAATAACAGGGTATATTGGTAATTTATCAGTTGTTTCAGATAACTTTAATAAGTTTTTAGAATTTTCATCATTCACCTTATGGTAGTAATAATTATTTATGTAACCATAGTCTACATCTACGTCTTTATAAGATGCAAACGCAATTCCTAGATTTTTAAATTTATTATAGATTAGTCTTTCCCTCCATCTAGCATTCTGTTCCTGTTCCGTATGTCCAATAGTGCTATCTTCTAACACATATCCTGAACCAGTTGAAGATCCACCAGCCCCTGTTCCTGAGCCAATGCTGTTGACAGGATATGGTATGATAACTCCTTCATATCCTCCTCCGAATCCTGAACCAGAACCAGAACCTATAATATCTGAGCCTACTTCAGGTATTAATGTTGATTGTATTGTATAGATGTCGGTAAAACTAACAACATCTCTAAAAAGCGGGTTATATTCTCCATTCATTCTTCGCAATACTGTAAAATATCCTCCGTCTTCTCTTTCTTTTAATACTTTACCAATTTCTTTTGAGCTTAATTGATAAGACCTAGGTCTTTCTCCGTCAGGCGCTGTATCTAATACGGATGGTTTTACAAAATCAACTCCATCTTGTATTTCTAATACAAAATCATTTGATATTTCTCCAAGTATATCATCACCGACTCTTATGTATTCTATTTCTCCGAAGTTATTAAATCTTTTAGCGAAGTTATAAGAAATAATTTCTTCTAATATGTTTTTCCAACCAGCGGATCCTGTTTTCCAGTAATTAAACTCAGTATCGTTTGGTACTAGAGTTAATGTCTGGCTGTCTATTTGATTTGCTAAAGGACCATTTGCTATTGTAAATTCAACCGGTTTACCGCTAATTATAATTTGAGTGTCATCGATAATTGAAACTACTTTCATTGCGGCAAGGCCTCCATTTGGTAATCCAAAATAAATCCACGAGTACACTCCCTCATCATTTACAGTTATTTCTTTGGTAAAATTAGCCAAACCACCGGATATTGACATGTCCCTAGCATATACTATGATTTCATCTGAACTATCACCCTGTGGCCATTCAGACTTATTTAAATCTATTTGAAATGATATTTTTGTGTCAATTATATTACCACCATTAGTTATATCGTTTAATTCATAAACAAGAGCTCTATTTAACGCTAGTACATCATTCTCTATTACGTTTATTTTAATTACAACACAAATAAATTTAAATGCATCATTTTTAATAACACTATAATTAACTGAATTAGATTCTCCTCCTTGAACATAGTCTAATGTTACTCCAAACTTATAAGAATTTACATCAGACGTTTGTACAAAAGCTGTTGGGGCTTCTTTAAGAAACTCTTTTCTTTTCTTGTAAATATATCGTAATCCTCTAAACACAGTGCTAGGCTCTAACTCTGACGTACCTCCGTTAAACTTAGTATATAACTTTCTAGATTTATCATCTGTCCATGTTCCAGAATCTACATCTAATGCTCCTTTCCAATTAAAATAAAGACTGAAGTAGTCAAACTTTGTTGATTTTAATTGGTCCATACTTATTCCATCAGTCGTTGTAAAACTAGTGTATGATGATAAATTGGTAAGTGTATTATTAGTATAAAAGCTGTTTGGTATTTTATTGAAATGAAAGTGTTCCATATTCAAGTTGTCATAACTTCTACCTGATTCTAATCTAATTTCAGGAGAAAGGTTATTAGGGCCAAACGTTTCGTTTACATTTAAAAGATAAGGTAAATTTCTTGCGTTAGTACCGTCCTTTAGGGAATATTTCATAATAGTAGGTACTATTCTACTCTTTAATGCTGTTTCCTTTAATTGATTTTCATCAAGCCTGTCATATTCTGATTTAATATCAGCAGACTTTAAATCATCTTCGACACGTTCACCATATAATATTGGAGATAGACCTGTAAAATTTACCGAAGGATCATACACAATACCAGAACCTGCACCTGATCCAGACGACTGTCCTTCGGTATTAACATCATCGAAAGATTCATATACAAGTTCTCCTAATTCAGAATTTTTAGTTGAATAAAAATCAAAATCAAAATCTTTTAATGTATATGCTGTAAACTTACCAAATGACGGTGTAAATTTATTGTATAATTGTATAGTGCCATCACTTGGTTTTTTAAATTCTCTTTCAATAATAACTCGATACATCTCATCGTTTTCGTGATCTTTGACTATCTCTTTTATTTTAGAATATCTAGTTAAATTTACATGCTTTACATACTGACCTGCTTTAGCTTCTCCTAATTCTTCAGATGAAACCAAGAAGCTTGCTCCTATTTTAGATCCTCCACTTGTTGTATATGATGCCCAGTCGTTAAACACGTTACCAGCATAGTCCTGAAATACATTACTATCTAATTTGGCAGTTTCTATATTTATAAAATTACTAATATTTAAACTATAGATACCAAAGGACATTCGACTTCTATTGTCTCCGTTTGCATAGTCTTCTATGATAACAGAAGGCCCGTCCGTTTTAACTTGATATGGTGTAATATCTTTAATTAATTCTTTAATAGCTATCGCTATTTGATTTAAAGTACCTCCGGTTGAAAAACTGTTACCAGAAAAAGTTCCGGGAGCTAGTGAATCATCGGCAATTGCTATGAAATCATATAAACTATAATTAGAAATTTCAATTTCAGTCTTATCACTGATATAAAATCTATCATTTAAAATAGGCTTGCTTGTTATTTCGAATTTAATAAAAGGTTTATTTGAAATCTTTTTAGAAAGTGCCTGTACTTTATTATCTGAAATGCTGTAATTTGTTGTTTTTATTAAGTTACTAATATCTATATTACTTGTAACAGGTATTTTTAAACTTTCGACCCTATTGTTATTTTTTACATGTAAAAATGAATTGTCGCCTAGGTTGATATATGATAGTGTAGGAAGTAATAGCTCCTGTGTTTTTGGTAACATATCTTCGTGAGTTATTCCCGCTCCAACAACGTCATACACGGTCTGTGTTGTGTTTGGCTCGATACTTACAACATTGTCCAAAGACACTGAATTAATAGTAAAAGTACCTTCTTCGATATCATCAACATATAATCCAAAGTACCTGTATATTTCATAGTTTGATGCAGATCTGTCGTCGAACATAAACTCAAGATTAATCAAGTTAGCTGAAATTACAGCATGTCTTTCGAATCCTTTTGTAATTAATTCATTTGAATTAATCTCTAAATTATCTTGCTGAATATAATCATCCGCGATAAAATCTTTTTTAGAAACAAAACCACCCTTAGTTGAATCAATCCCTCTATATAAGACCGCTCCACTATCTGAAAAGTTAAATTCAATAGCAGATGAAGGCATTCCTTCATTAAATATATGTGAATGTAGGTATTTACCTATTTTGCTTTTTCGTGTAAGATCAAAAGCCTTAACTATCGTAGCAGATTCTAGAAGCTCTAAGATTCTACCGTTTTGACCAAGTGTATCTTCTTCGTATTTGTTTTTATAGTCAACATCTGAAACTCTGTAAACTACAAACTTCTTAGGAATTTTACGATCTAACCATATCGGCGCAAATATCTTGTATTGCTCGTCGTATAATTTAGTTGAATTAAAATTTGCTCCGTAATTATATTGATCCTCATATTGATATGAGTAATCTGAGTATGCTGTAATATCTGAGAATTTCTTAAGAGTTTGAAATCTCTCGTTAACTGGAGTGCCTTTAAAAAATCTGGCAACATCATTTGAATAAATGCCAGAGTCTGAAACCTCAAACTTCTGATATTCTACCTTTGAAAGAACCTTATTAGCCTTAAATGCTCCTAGGAACATCTGTTCCGTAGAATCAACAATCAACTTTAAATTACTAGTTAATTTTGGATTGGTTCTTAATAGTGCAAATGAAGATTTCTCCTCTTTGTTGTTTGTATTGAAATTTATAGCCATTGATGGGACCTCTTTTTATTTAAATTATATATCATAATTTTAAGAGGTCCCTTGTTAGATATATCTAATATCTTTCTCGTATACTAGGTATTGAAAAATCAACGTCTCTACCTCCGAAAGGTGTATATTTACCATTATTTCTATAATTGGTTAACATTGAAGAAGTTATTGAATTTATATTTTTACCGGTTGCTCTATATTTTGCGTATACTTCAACATCAAACTGAAAATCATTACTGTTTGAGTCTATAATATCTACTCCAATTTTCTTAGAGTAAGTTAAATTCTGGAAAGTATTACTAACTATACCGCCTATTTTACCAGATCCAGCTCCACTACCTGTTCCATAATAATCAGTCATCCTGTATTGGAATACTAAATCTACCGTGATAGAATTAGCACTGCTTCCCTCTATAATCTTTTTACCTCTTTTGTTACTAGCATCAACTACTAAAGAATCCTTACTTAAAGGGGATATGTATAAGAAAGATCCACATGATTTTCCTCCTAATAAATATTGATCATCTGGTTCAAATGAACTTTTTGAAGCTGTTCTAGTTCCATATCCACCTGTACCTGCAGCTGCTCTGGTTGGTGTTAATTTAAAAGGTGTTTGTTGTTTTCCGAATGAATCTCCTGCTTTTCTAGGGGTTGTCTTTGGAAATCCAATTAAACCATTACTTGCAATTTGCAATGCGTCTAGGCCAGCAGCTGATATGGCTGCTATAGCTTTTGGATGATTTTCATGTATAAATATTGCATTATCATATAAAGCAGGTGTTACCTGAGATACTCCTAGAACACCATGGTTAGTACCGTTCTTACCGTTCCATATAAAATCTCCAGTTGTACTGCTTTGTGCATAAGTTCCTTGAACTGCACCTGTAAAATTTTTAGAACCTGTTGTTCCCAACAAAGGAATATCTCCACCGCCTGATACCGTTATTAAATACGCAGTATTAATACCGTATTCGTACACATCATAACCTGATACATCATCAACATCTATATCACCGTAAGTTCCTTCTGCTTCTTGTAAATATAATCCATTGCTATTTGCAAGATTCATAAATCTTGAATATATGAATTGACCTCTTAACTGTGAAGATTGAATAGGGCTATCATTAAAATAAACTTCACCAGACTCTGTGTCTTCAAGGTTTTGATAAACCACTGGCACTAAATCATATCTTCCTTCAGTTGTATAATATGCATTAGACGCCACGGTAGGGTCTATTGTCCCGGACTGTAATCCCCATTTAGAAGATGCTGTTGAAGAATAGGCAGGTTGATCTGTGTCTCCTAATATTCTTGCTATTAATTCTAAATTAGAAGCTTTAGTATTGGATAGGTTTATTTTAAAGTTTTTAGTAACAATAGATCCTTTACTATTTGTTGAAGGAATTTCGTCAATATAATATCCTGCAAATAATTTTACAGTACTATTATTTGATACCGGAGTTACATTACCATCTTCATCTACTAGTTGTACTAATAATTCTCCAATAGTTCCATCTATTTGAGCTCTTAACGTTTCTACTTCAATTTGAAGTTGTAAAAGCTTATCATATACTGAAATAGGGTTTTGCTCTCCAGTTAAAAAGCCAGATGCAAGTGCCGCTGCGTTGTGTGCGTAATACTTTTCGTTTATTGTAAATGAATCTCCAACGTGATCGTATACTCCAATTGATTCAAGATCTTCTTTTAAAGAAACCTTTAAGTTGTCTAATTCATTTTGAGAAACTAAACCTGCAAGAGAATCTGTTGATAATTCTCCTTCTGGGAATTCTACCTTAATAACATCAGACCATTCACTTGTTAGTGGATTTGCTGGGAAACCTGCTTCTGACACGGATTTAACCATGATTTCAACAATCTCTCCTGATCTAATAGGTAAGTCGATTGAATTAAAGTTAACTGCTTGTGAGTCTTCTTCACTTTCAATTATCCATTTATATTTTCCATCTTCGTTTAATTCTCTCTTTCTAACAGGACCATCAACTTCAACCCAGTTTGAAAAGGCTGCTGTCTTTTTAGTATTATTAGTAGTATCATTAAATGCTATCTGATCAATACTAGAGGTTTTACCTGAAGTTGATACGTATCTGTATCTAGTTTTAAATTGAACAACTTCTTGAGAAAGTTCTTCACCAAAAGTCTTAGGTGCAGGTATTGGCCAAAATCCTCTAACTCTAAATTTAGGAGATGCTGAAGATATATCAGAAGAATCCGCAGATGCTTTAATCTCAGCAACGATAGATCCGAATAATTTAACTTCTGAAGACTTTTCATCTACAAGTGCCTTAAATTCGTTGAATTGCTTATCTCTCTCTACTTTAGATTCAAATTTCTTAGTATTTAATAGAGACTTTTTAACTTTAATAGCCTCATTAATATTTTTTAAACTTTGATCAGCAGATAATTTGTCTGACTTAAGTTGTTTAATTTTTTTAGTTGTAGTGTTATCCGTTAAATGTTTGTTTATTTGAATAACCTTTAAATTCTCAGATGATATTGCCGGAGAATCAGGTGTTACACCGATTGCTGCTGGAGGAATATAATCTACACTAAGTCCTTTAATAAACTGACCAAAGTCAGATACTTCATCTCTATAATAAGATGATAAATTCTTAATAGTTCCATCCTCTGCTTCAATTTGTAATTCATTAGAATAAAAACCAATACCTGGTGAATATTCGTTTGAAGGTATGTTTGATCTAGGATCAATTGGTTTAATAAATACTATTTGTTTTTCATTAAAACCTATTTTAATCTCTACATCTAAATCTAAATCAATATCTCGGTATATTGAAAGAACATTAGAACCTACTTTAATAGATTCAAATCCTTCAATTAATTCTAATTCAACCTGTGATGTTGAACTATCAATAGATCTAACAATATATCTTGTCTTTAATTCTCCTGAATTGATTACTAATGAATCTGAAACTTTTAAAACTTCAGTCTCTAGAAGTGTTTTAGATGAATCTGAGTAACTTAACTTATCAAGCGTAAATAACTTAATAGTTTTAGTTTGAGTGGTTCCATCAACAATCTTTGATCTCTGTTCATTAGATATTCTAGTGACATCAAAGTCTCCAAAATATTGTATTGTTCTAATTGGCATTTCAATTACTTCAGAATCTAAATAATATTTTAGATTATCTTCTGTAATTTTGTCTTGCAATTCTTTATATACTATTTCGCTTTCTCCTTTATATAGTTCATTAAAAGAATCTGATGTTGCTCCGTCATTTGAATCAAAAATAAATCTTTCAATATAAACTCTTTCAGTTTCTACTGGAATTTGACCACTAACGTCTAATCGAACTGTTAATAGAGGATTTAAAAAGTCCTCAAAGAATTCATTTAATTTTGTATTAAATTTAGTAGGTGATGCTAGTGATGTGATTGGCTTAGAAGGTCCTTTAAGTCTAGAAGTATATACTTTTCTATAAGTACCGTCTTTTAATCGTACACTAGCTCCATTACCTTCAACTCCAGAAATAGACTCTAAATTTTTATTTAGTCTTTCAATTTCTCTCTTTAGGTAACCAAATGCAGGTATCTGTACTGATTTAACTCCTTCGCCAGAAGGGTCCCATAAATCTACAGTAACTGTTTCTTTATCTGTTGAGATCGCCTCATTAATACGATTGAAAGTTTCTAGAGAATTAGTGTTTAATTCTAGAAACTGTTCAAGTAATTGTGATATTGAATTTTGTGCACTCATAATTATCTTATCATTTCAAGTTCGAATGTCTTGTTTATTTCATCAACGCAAACTAATTCGATATATGGTTTATTACTTAATAGATCAGATTCATTGATCGTATTTTTTAATTCCCATTTATCTTTTTTACCTACGAATATATTAATTTTATTGCCATCCATGTGGTCAACTGGAGTTTTAAAAGTTAATTTAATAACCTGTCCCAATTTAACTGGAATAACACTATCGTCTAAGTATATATCTAAGTCTCTTACAAAGTCCTCGTCTTCATTATACACTCTAATTAAATTATCATATCTTTTAAGTCTAGTCCAAATACCTGTTATATCTGCCTGAGCTGGATTCCATTTAAGAGATTCACTAATTTTACCTGAAATAGCTCCTCCTGTTAAAGTGTAGATGTGTAATTCATTAAGACTATATCCGTTATTCGTGTTTTGTATTTTTATCTTCTTAGGATTACTCTTATCAATTACAATTCCATTTCCTGCAGCGATAACGTCTGTGTTATATTGAACCTCAGTTGGTATCTTTCCGCTAATAACTTGGTTTAATCTGTCATTTGTTTTAGATATAATGTCTAATACAGATCCAGCACTTGCATAATTTAGTGAAGCATCTTCTATAGATTTTTCTAACTCTATAACTTTGTTAACAATATTACTTTGGTCAATCGATGTCATCATTAAATTTTCTAATCCATCTAATCTTTCAGATATTTTATTAAATCTATGACTAGCTTCTGCTAATATTTTAGCAGCGTTCTCTAAAGAACTTGTAGTATCGAAGAATAAATCCATTGAGAATGTAGTAAAGTCATTGATGTTTGTTTCAATACCTACATTATCTAAAGATGAATTAAATTTAACATTTAATTTTAATGCAAATGCGTTACCATTTAATCCGGTTACTTCATTTGGTTTATATTTACTTAATTCAGGTAAATACCATCCAGTACTTCCTGGATCATTTTTAAAGTTATCTAATAAAATAACCCCGTATAAGTTTGTTGTTCTGTTTCCTGGGTTAGATTTAGAATATACGTCATAGTAAACTAAGATCGCATTAAATCTAAAATCTCCACCTCTTTTTGAATAATCTAAAACATTATTTAATTTAGCATCTCCATCAATTGCAGCATATGTTACTGGACTCCATTCGATTCCGTAATTATATGTTGAGTTAGGATCTATATTAATAGTACCTTCATTTGAATCTGCCAAAGACCTTATTCCAATATTAGAATCAGGGTGTACTTGTCCGTCTCTTCCATTAATATAAGTTGTTGGTTCGTAGGATGTTGCTGTTGTGTTATAGTTTGAATTCTTAAATAAGACAGTTGGCGTGTAACCGACTGAAGAAGGTACGTTAATAAAGACTTCATTATAAGTATCACCATTATAATTTTTATCATTAGTTACGTCTACGTTTCCTAAGTATTTAACTACTTGGCTGTATTCTGATCCACTTTGTATCGAATCATCTTCCTCTACTCTCCTGTTAAATCCTGAAGCTGCTTCTTGTGAATTAGCAGGCCTGGTTCTAAATGCTCCAATTTCGTTCAGCCATTTAAAGAAAATCTTTTCAGAATCCGATGAGTATATTGAATTGTCAAAGTCATCATCTGTTAAAATAAAGTTCTCTAGGTTAAGTGCGTAATTTTGAAACGTTTGTGCAAAATGGCGATTGGCATTATCGTCAGGGTCAGTGCCGTCGTAGCTTGTTGCTGTACTTCCACTGGCCACTTGGCCTCCTTCGAATAAATTACCGAATTGTATATAATTACTTGTACCTGAGGGTGCCGCAACCACTGGTAAATCTAATAATGCGAATTTTGAATATTCAAAAACAATATCTGGATTGTAATAAGCACGAGTAAGATCTCTAGCCGCACTAGAGAAAGCGTACATAGTACCTCCCTGTTCTTGAGGAATTCTAATTAATGGTGTAGCCATTTACTTATTTTATTTTTTAAAAAGTTAATGTAGTGTTAGCATGTGAAATAACATACCACAAACTACCAACTTGCCTTAATGTTAACGTTCCGTTATCTGTTATTGTAAAGTTAGCTGAAACTCCTGCAATGTTTGATGCATCGATATCAACGTTTCCTGCTGCAATAAAAGTTACATGTTGTCCTTCCGTTCCTAATGCAACAACGTTGGTTGTTGTTAAGGCTGTTCCATCTAATACATACGTTGATTTTGTATACAGTGCAGGCATTATACCAACTGAACCTGTCGCTACAGAATAAATTAAACCACCTTGTAATGTCAATACACTTGTGATTGTTATCGGTTTTAATACATTAACTGAAGTTGAATCCGCTGTTAATATACCATTGATATTTAACGAAGATCCTCCTATTGATCCTGTAAGAGTTAATGTTTGAGTACTAACATCTAGTAAATTACTGATGCTAGTCAGCTCATCATTTATCTGTTGAAAATTATCGTTTAATACGATTCTTGACGAAGATAAACTGTCTGTTCCTAAAATTTGTGTGATACTTGCCATTTTAAATAATTTTTAATATGTTTTTATTTACTGTGTTTTTATTTCCATTAGAATCCAATAAATCTAACGATACTGTGTAATATCCTTTATCTTTAAATACGTGAGTTAATATTGGATTACTATAATATATATCTTCGATATTTAATGTATTGTTAGTTAATTTCCATTGTTGACTAATTATTCCCGGCATGTTACTTAAATCATAAGAAAATGTCAAGTGATTTAAAAGGTGTAACTCAGCCATATTGTTTATTATATATGTATCATCGAAACTAGGGTTATAACTTATAAAGTTTATTTGTTCACGAATTGTTCCTGAACCTGGTGAGCTATTTTCTATGTTACTCATCCAAACAGATTTAAAATCATATGTTCTTGTAGGTTCTTTACCGACTGCTAGTATGTATAACAATTGATCCTCAGCACCGGGTGCAGGTGTTGGATTGACATCAACATCAAAGGGTAAGTTATCTTTAAATATTGGATTATAATTGAATTTAGAAAGTATCGGATGTTCGTTAGAATCTAAACTACTAAGTTCATCTGCAATTAACTGCCATTGCGATGTAGCTTCTGGTGTTGCTGGAATTGTATTTATTATTTCATAACTATCCCTTGAGATTATACCAGTTGCTGGATCTTCTTGTGTAATATTAATCCATTGATTATTAGGTAATGCCCATATTTGAAATGATGAATTAATATCTGAACCGATTCTAGTCATTTTCCAAGTTACTTCAGGACCATCATCCCACACATGTTCCTTAAGAGATGCCCATTGATATGGACCAGCTGTTTCTTTAAATCCAGTACCTCCTGGTGTATTATCTAGATATCTCCTAACTGTTGATGCTGGTATACCAACTGTGTTTTCATCATAAACATAATTTGCACGATCCATTGTTAAATAATAAGTACTAATTACGTCACGAACCGGTAAAACGTTCTCACGTGACCAATCCCAACTAGAACCTGCCATATCCCATATATGTTTGTAATTCTTCCAATCTAATTTTTTAGGAGCTAATTGAGTTAAACCATAAACTTCAACATTTTTGTTTTTAACTTCAATTCCGTCTTTTAAAATCTTAGTACTTTTTACATTATATAAATCATATAAGTTAGCTTCAACCGTATATAAACCGGAGTAAGGTAGCGTCATTTGAAAATTAATATATTCTTTAATAGGTCCTCTAAAAGATTTTAGATAATTCCTAGGACCTCTCAATACCCATTCAATTTCATAAACTCCTTGATGCCACCAGTTATTCCATGTTAATAAATTACTAAGAGTTTTATCGTGTTCTTCTTTATAATTGCTTAATGTATTTAATCCGGCGGATGATGTATCTGTTTCTAAGGATTGAATTACATTAGAAACTTCAGTATCTTGTGCATCTATCCATGTAAATCTAGCTGAATTCCAACTATCTTCAATACCCTCAATCTCTAGATTTATTGGTGCTCCAATTGGAATTCCATCAATCGTATTAAAAGTATCTAAATTACTGTTATAATATTCTGTATAGAACGTGTTAATTGAATCACGTATAATTTCAGAAGTATTAGAGTATATTGCAATAATTTGAGTTCCTACTTGTGTGACGTATGCTGTGCTTATTGCATCAGATGTTTTTATTACTGTATTAGATCCATCAAACGATACATTTAATATTTCAACATAAGATCCTAATGTAGTTGATTCTAGATATGAAAAATCTAAAGTACATTCTTTCGATAAATCTTCACCAGTAATTGTTAAAATATTATTACAATACCCTGAAATTATAACTGGGGCATTTGTAAATTCAATATCTGTTTGTTCGTATACACCTTTTAAAGCTTTAAAGTCTTGATTAAATCCTGTTAGTCTGTAATCAACCTTACGTAAATCCTCTATAAAAATGTTTCTGCCTCCTGGCTTTATAACCGGATTGAATTCTATTCCAGCATTTTGGTTTTGAATCATATGCTGATTGTTCCAAACATTTTGATTAAATTGAGAAAAGTAATCGCCTTCACCTGTAATATCTACAATCTTTGCCTGTAATGGTAAGTAATCTTTTTGTAATTTCTTTTTTAATCCGTATAATTTAATTAAAACCTCATCTGGCGAATAATCAATAGTTTCTTTTACTGTTGGGATATCCCATTCGTCTTGTAAACCGGTTGGCGTATTTAATCTATACACTAGTGAAAACCTTGAAGTTTTCTTTTGATTTGAGCTTGGTAACTCTCCACCTTTATTTTTATCAGCTAAAAAACCAACAGCATCTTGATTTGGAACAGCGACTGCCTTTAGTTTTCCAAAGTTTTCAGATTGTTCATTAATATTTAACCAATATTCCTTTAATGTTATTTTGTCGTATCCGAAGAAATCAATCGCGCTTAACAATGCCTTATAAGTTCCAATAAAAGGTTTTATTTGGCTAGCTTGTAATAGTAATTCCTTACGTTTTTGATTTAAGATAGTAAAATCTGGAGATTGTTCTCGGATATTAGAGTCTTTAAATATAAAGTAATCTAAATCATCTAAGTTCATTCCAATGTTAGACAATAATACTTTTAATCTTTCGTCTTCACCTTCAACTTCTCCATATACTTTTATTTGTGCAATTTCTTTTATATTAACACCATCAATCCATTCACATATGCTTAATGTCCTAATATGAAAACCTTCAATTTCAGAATTTAAAGCGATTCTCCAAACTAATGGATCGGCTTTTAAATTGGTATTAACAATATGTGTGTGATCGTCCGCGTGGCCATCTTGTCCTGCAGTTTCATATGGCAGTAGGTTTTGAAATTGTTTTTTATCAACTTGAACACAATATTCCCCACTTTCTTTTTCGCCACTGTATAAATACAAGTCTTCGCTTGTATTGTAATCATCTATAAATTCAGCGCAAAATTTAACATTTCCTGAAGCCTCTGCTATTGGAGTAATATATAGAATTTCATTTAGAGGTCCTACTACTTCTTCTAAAACACATAAAGTCAAAGTCTCATATAATCCGGCTGATACAAGTGGCAGGTATGTAACTCCTTTCCATATATTTAATTCTTCATCCCAAATTAAATTTAAGTCGTCGGATTCACTGTCGAAAAATCTTATATTTTCATATACGTGTGCCATTATCTAAAGTTTTTATAGTCTTTTTTAGTTGTAAATGATTTAAACCCTTTTAAATATGTAACTGAACCTACTAAGTCTGCTAATACCTTTTGGATTAAAACCACGAAATCATTCATACGATTATTTCTAACAATATAAGAAGACAACGATTTTCTAAACATATTATTTGTATAATCGTTACCTAAGTTCTTACGCTTATCCATGACACTCTCTCGAATGCTGTAATTCCTTTTTTGCCTACTCTTAAATAGATTTTGTATTATTGACGCCATTATAGTGCTCTTCTATTTTTAGCTTGTATTTTAGAGAATATTGTATTTGGAACAGCAGGCTCATCAAAGTAAATTGATAGTGCTGCTTGTTCTCCTAGCTTAGCATCATCTGGCATTACAATACCGTCTCGATCTAACCAACCTCCTCTAAATAAGGCAACTTCTTCTTTTCCTAACAAGATATCACCGAAAGAATCTAAATTAATAACTTCTTCTGGTAGAGCTGCATTTGGTTCAAAATTAATTTTTCTTTCAGACACTGTTCTTTTAAAGAAAACATATTTTTGTTTTCCATTTCCGATAGTTTCTAAAACTGGAGTTGAAGGTGTTACTGTAACTTTCTCTAGGATGTAATAACCTAGTCTACGTGCATCTTCTTCAACCTTTGATATAAATCTTATATTTACTGAATCAATCCCCTCAACGCCTTCTAATAGGGCTATAATGTCTGATTTAGGTAAACGATCTCTTCTTGTTATATTGATTAAATAGTCTGATATTTTAGATCTGATTTCAGAATATAAAGCTGGTTTATTATAACCTTCAAAATATCTAACTTTAACATCCATGCTAAAATACTGAACATCTGGTTCAACTATTTTAACTTCGGTCGTAACCATCTGCTGTCCACTATTTTCAAGTAATTCTAAAAATCCATTCTTTTCTTCGCTTGAGAAAAAGAACTCATCTAATTCTAAACTAAAATAGTCTTTATTCTTAGTTAATTTTTTAGCAGTATCTGGCAGCATGAATAAGTAAATCACATTATCATCATCAATATATCCATCGTCAGTTGTATTGTATGCATCTAAATAAGAAAACATTCCATATCTTGAAAGGAAATGTTCGAAAGATGCCGGGTTTGCTAATACAAATGAATGTGATTGTAGTGGTGCTATTAATTTAGTTAATCCAGTTGATTCGGAGTTTGCTCCCATCTTCGGTGCTTTTGTAAAAGAAGATTCTAACAATACGTTTAAATCATACGTTTCTCCTAATGAATCAGATCCTTCAGACATAAATTTAAAAGTAAGATCTTTTGATCCGGTTAAATTACCCTTTGATCCGTCCGTATTTAAATATTCAATTTCAATTGAAGCCCCTGTTTGCGGAATATTACCGAAAGAACCATTACCGAAATAAATATCTAATCCACCGTTAATTCCGGTTTTAACTAAATATCCATTAGTTCCAACTTTCATGTCATACAATGAGTCATACTTGGTCCATAGCATACTATTAACACTTACTCTAACAGAATGATGATCTGTCATTTTTTTAGTAATTACGTTAAATGACTGTAGCTTTTCACCAGTACCTGTAACTGTTTGTGATTCAATTTTACCTTGTACTACTGGAATATAAATATGATTTGCATTGCTCTTTTCAAGTCTAAATTGATCGTTGTTAGTTCTTAAAACATATTCTAAACCATTAGACGTACATTTTATAACAGAATTTTGAGGTATATTAAGAGCGTCTCCTGCAATATCAGTAGATGCTGTTGTGTTTAACCTTATTTTAATTTCACCATACGCACTTGCCCCTCTAAAGGCATCGTGACCTGCAAGTCTTGCAAGTCCGTATATTGATTCAGGGTTTTGAGCAGTTAATATGTTTTGCTCAACTGTTGCATCTTCAACATAGAAGAAAATCAGTTTAGTGATTTCAGATAATACATCCAAGATTTGTGAGAATGGAGAGGCTGTTGTGAATAATTCACCAGTCCTTCCATATAAACGAGCTATATATGATCGAGTGTCTGCGATCATTTCATTTGCTTTTAATCTAGTTGTATTTAAAAATTTAAATTCAGCCATTGTTTATTTTATTAATTTTATATATAGACTCCTAATTGGAATCTAGAATCTACTGTAATATCTAAAAAGACTATATGATTACTCACATCATCTACTGTTTCAATACTAATATCAACATTATATTTAGATGCTAATGGTACATATTCTGATAATTGATAGTCAATAACTGTTTTTAACTGATAATCATTATATCTTAGTTCATATACATAATCTTCTAAATTAGCTCCAAAATCAGGATCGCCTAATACCTCTCCCTTTCTTGTGAAAAGTAGTGTTGATATTTGTGTTAATAATTGTTCCAATTCAGTATCAATCTGCATTTCATCAGACTTATAATTTGGTTCTCCTATATTTTTTACGTAAAACTCCATATGATTATATATACGTTTAAGAATGCATCATCCAATCCGTTCCTTCGTCGTTCTTTATTTCTTCAATTACTGCTTCTAATTCTCCTTCTCCTAATCCCTGTATAAGATCTGCATTTACTTGTATATTTCCAGGCAATGTAAATCCAAATATTCCTAGTTTTTGACCTAAAGATACTTTGATCTTGGCAGCACAATATCTAAAGAATGCTTCATCGCCAAACAGCGCACATTCTGGAATAGTTTCATAAACTTCTAATATAATGTCTCTTGCTGGTGTTTCTCCTGTGAATTTAAGCTCATGTGTTAATTGGTTATAATTAAAACTGATTGGGTTATCTATAATCTGTCTAGCAAGATCATAAAAACTTTCATTAATTACATATGATTGTAAATTTTCTGCAGCTGCAGCCGTATTTGCCCCACCATAAGTTCCTTGCATCATCATTCTTTCCATGCTGAAATCTCCTTTTTGAAAATCAATATCGCTTGAACCTCCCCATCTTGAACCGGTAGTAGAACATCCATATACTGAGTATATCTCGTTACCACCCGTTGTAGCATCTGGTCCTGGTAAGGTAAAAGACCTGGTTGCTTTAAATTTAGCTGAATCAAAAAGAGCAACTGGCAATACTACAAAACTTTCTTTAACAGAGTATTCGTAATTTTTATAAAACCATTTCTTTGCTCTTTTAACTATGTTTTGAACTTCCTTTTTAGGTAAATTCATAGGAATCATACACGACCCTGTAACGTCTTCCGCTAATTCTAATACAAATGCATTAAAACAATCGCTTCCAAATTCTGGAGCGTCTAACCATGACTCTTCGCCTACAAAAATATTACTCATTTTTTATTATTTATTTTTAAACTTCAGTATATAGAATCTTTTCAGTTCCATTAAACTTTGCTATTTTTTTATCGTATCTTCCTTCTCTAAATATTCCACCTTCCATAGAACCTTTTAAGATACCATCACCATATATATAACCATCTTTTATTTTGACACTTTGGTGAATATAGCTACTTTTTATCTTTGAAGAAATTATTTCACAACTATCGTAAAAGTTACAGTCATACATGTCAGATCCTTCAACGGTACATTGAAACATATCGCAGTAGTATAATTCACCTTGTATATGGCATCCTATAAAATCGTATCTTTCAAGTTCAACACAGTAATTTAATTCACCTTCATTTACTTGAACCTTACCTGTATCTGAATCGTAATTAATATGTCCTTTTACTAGAGATCCGTGTGTAAATAATTTTATCACCTTGTCCTTTATATTAGGCCAGTGTAAATCTAAAATTTGAGAGTCATTTTGTAAATCAACAGTAAACTTTACGTTTTTCCATTCCTTTTCAATTGTTCTCCAATTTAACCTAGCGTCAATTATTCTTTTATTGTCAGACAATATCCTCTTTAACTCTATTGCGTTCAAAGGATTGAAATGTTTATCTTCTGTTGAATTCCAAAGTTGTATTAGGAATTGATCTAACAAGTGTAGGATTGATGATGTTTTCTTTTCCCAGTCCTTCCCTCCGATATATCTAAACTCTAAATAGTTTTTATGTCTCTTGTCAAAGTTGATTCCATAGTATTTAGAATCAGGGTAGATGAAGTTCTGTGAGTGTATATGTTCTCCGTTAAAGAAACTCATACCTTCTTTTGGTAGTACAAATTTTACAGATTTAGCATACGCTGAATCTTCTCTCTTTGGAAAGAATTTAAATACTTTTTCCTCTTTAAAGTCAAGTATAAATTTAAGAACATTCATTTTAGAAATTCTGTTCTTGTCCTCTATTTTATTTTTATCGAAAGATAAATTTAGGTGAATTGAAGATCTATCATTTGTGTAGCCGTTCTCTTCGATCCATTTGCATACATTGATAATCATCAATCTAGCACTATAATATGGCAGTGCGCCGGTAACAAGCTCCATTAGCTTTTCACCACCACTCATATCTGGCTCTATTTTAAACTCACTGGAAGTAACTTCAAAATCACTATGTGCTTTATCCTCTACTCTAATCTTCTTATTTAATAATCCAGCAAGTTCTTTTGCAGTTTTATCAATTGGTAGATTAGAATAGAATTCAAATTCTACCCCAACAAGGCAATTTTTCAGTATCTCTGAATCGTTAAATGTGTTCATTCTCGAATATATGTTAAACTTAAGTTAGTTTATATATTCAAGTTATATTATGATAATATTGAAACTATCTTTCTAATATCACAAAATCACCAAATGCTTCATCAAAAACTTTAATTAAATTTTCATAATCCCCACTTTGCATATGAATTAATAGTTGCTCATATGGTTTATCTAGATCCTCACTAAACTTTTTTGCATAAGACAAAAGGGCAAATGCATTGCCATCTGGGCCTGTAAGATCTATTATAATTGGATCTTCCTGGTGTTTATGTAATTTCTTTCTAATCATTGTAATTTGTTTTTAGTTGAGTGGGGGGATTCGAACCCCCTGCCTGTCGTCGACGGCTTTAACCAAAACACTCATAGATCTGCAGATCTGTTATAACTTACGCATCATCCTCAATGCTTCAACCCTTTGGCTATTACGGGTGTGGACTCGAACCACATTCTTTCAGTTACCTATTCAGTTCAAAATTAGCTTGGTTAACGACAGTTGCAACTGCATAATCCAATTTCCAGTATCGCCACGAGGAGGCTTTTGAATGATACCATAGGCTTCGTTATTCTCCCGTAACATTAGCTTTGCGCTAAATGGTTCAGGATATTCTTTTCATGCTACTCTATGTTTATCGGCCGATTCCATATTTCACCATTATACAATTTGTTTCTTTTCGTTATCCCCTACTGCCTGTTTGGATACGTTTACGAAAGCTTTCCGGTCTCACCATTTTGGGTATTCCCCCTACGTTTAGGGGCAAAGGTACGAAACTTGTTACCGGCAATCAATTAGTTTTGTGTTTTATTAAAATCCAAAATGGGTGTTGCTATAGATTCTATTAGTAGACTCAGGTAATATCTCATGAACTCTTAATATTGCTCTAATTGTACCAACCCTATCCATAGGGTTTTCAATTTCTTCTAACTTAACAAAACCAGATTCTAAAATTCCTTCTACTAAATTCATTACTACTTGCTTTTTAATATCTTTTTTAATTTCTTCTGAGTAGCTAGTTTCAAGTACCCTCAAATCATATTCATGTTCGGAACGGAATACTTCTGATTTAGGATGATAATTTACTACCTTATGTTCGAAGACTGACATTTGATCTCCTAATAACCATCTTGATATTCTCTGTCTGTGTCTAATTGGTATTAATTTTATCATAATTTATCTTTTTCATCTTTTTCTGTTGCTATAAATGCTTGTTCTCCGATTATAGTTCCTAAACACCATATTACAGTATATTCAAAACCTACTATTTCTGATAATATAACATACATTACTCCGAATCCAACGTAAAATGCAACTCTAGTTTTAAGTATTTCTTTCATTATTGTGAGATTATCATTTCTATAATGTTATTAATATCCTCTCTTCCTTGCCATCCAACAACGTCATCGTCAATTTGTAAAACTTCACTAGTTGCGTAGTCTCCGTTTTGATTAAAGATTGCAACCTCAAAAGATGAGAAAGATTCTTGATTTTTAAGATCTTCTTTAGGTGTACAGTATATTCCAGTACCTGCTGAAACTGAGATCTCCCAATTGTTATCAAATACATGATGTGCATTAATCATGTGATGGTGATCTTTGAAAATAAGGTCTTTAAATGTTATCATGTCTTTATATTTTTTAAAGTTCAAAGTTTTCTTGAAGTTCTTTGATTAGCTTTTTAATTTCTTTTTTATTAAGAGTAATGTGAGTAAAGAAGTCTCCTTGGTCTCTCATTGTTAATTGTACTTTCATACCTTCTTTACCACCACTGAATCTTGTTAGTGACATTTCAGTGTTTTCCATTTCATTTGTCTTTTGACTGTGAAATTGACCTTT